CTTTTAAATTTTTCTCTAAAATATATATTTCTTCAAACTCTTTTTTATATTTGTTTATTATATCATTTATATCTGGTGAAAAATAAATATCTTTTTCTAACATATTATTATTAATTATTATTAATAATAATAAATTTTATATTATTTTATCTTTATAAATATTAGAATATTGATTATGATGAATTCTATGTTTTAATAAAAAATCTCTACATATATCTATTTTTATTTTATTTTTTAAAATACTTTTAGATAAATATAAATTTTCAGGATATTCAATTTTTTTATTTGATTCATTCCAACATTTTTTTGTAAATAATGTAGAACTAAATGGATAATTTACTTTTTTTTCTAATACTAATTTTGTAAAAAATAATCTTTTATCATAATCATTTTCTAGTTTTTTTCCATTTAATATATCAATATTTCTTTCATATTTATTATTATCATATTCTTGAAATATAGTATAATTTGATGTTACTAAATCACAACCTTCTTTTATCTTATTCATTTGTTTCTCAAATCTTGTCTTATCATAAATATCATCGATATTTGTATTTATACATACATCATAATCTAATTTTTTAAATATTTTTTCAAATATATAATTTTGACATTGAAAATTATTACTAAATTTCTTATTTATAAAAATATATTTTTTATCCTCAAATATATTTTTAAATAATGACATATTACTATTATCATAACAACATTCTAAAATATCAAAATTAGTATAAGTTTGTTCATATATACTCTTTACAAATTCAATAATCCATTGTTTTTTATATTTTTTAGATATATTCGAATGATAAATTATACAACAGACTTTCATTTTAAATATATAATATATAATATTAGATATTTTTTAATTAATTTTCTTTTAATAATTTTAAATATTCATATTTTTTAAATACTTTTTTATTTGAATAACGTAAAATTATTCCTTTTTCATCTATATTAAAAATTTGTACATTTTCTTTTTGATATTCATCATAATAAAAATCATATAAGTAATAATATTTATTTTCATATAATATCAAAAAAATCATAAATTATATATTATTTTATTATTTATATTTTAATTAATTTTTATTTAAAAAATTTAATATACTTATTTGACCACTTCTTCTATTTGCATTCATTTGTTTTATTTTACTAAATATTTGTGCTGATTTATCAGAATCTACATATTTAAACAATTGTGTTAATGGTTTTTCTAATTGTTTTTCTATATAATAATTATAATTAATATCTATATTATTTTTACTAATATAATCAGGTGATTCAACTAAATCACCTTGTAAATATTTTCTTTCATCTCCTTTTACTCTAATAAAACAATATTGTACTCTTTCATTTACTTGTGGTGCAGAACCTGGATCTCTTTCTCTCATTCTATTTGATAATATAACATGTGTCATATTGATTTTACGTATTTCACAAAATAATAATTCTTTATATATATCATCTAATGATACTTTATTTAAAAATATTTTCATTTTTCTCAAGTTTTCTTTTGTACTATTTGAATTATATCTTTCTAATGATTCTAGTGCTTGTATAAATAAATTATGAATTTTATTATTTTTATCAAATCTATATGTTTTTAATTTTACTAATTCTTTTAAATTTCTATCTTCTTTTTTTGTTGATTTTGTATTATATTTATCATTCAAATAATTTAAATATTCATTTATACCATAATGATTTTTTATATTTCCATTACATTTTTTACATGACATTTTAAAATTTATTTTTTTTAATCCACTTGACATATTATAACTTACATGTTTACAAGTTTTAAAACTATTATTATATGTAAATTTAGTATCATATGGTTCATTGTCAAAAATTAGTTTGATTTTATCTTTATCTATATTTTTTTTATCTAATTCTTCTTTTAATAAAATAAATTTATTTAATAACATTATGGATTGTAATAATTTTCTATCATATTTATATTTATCAATTGACTTTAAGGTTTTTGATAATACAAAATCTTCAATTGGATATATTTTTTTTTTATTATTATTTAATAATTCTGTTAAACTATCTTCTAAATATTTTAATGCTAATACTTTATTACCTTCCATAATTTTCATTAAACATTTTTTATAAAATTTTTTTACAATTTCTGCATTATCTCTTCGTTTTAATACAATTCCTTTATAATCAAGATACCAATCTTTTTCAAGATCTGTTTTATGTTCAAATAATTTACCAACATATCTTTTTTTTGTAAATAAAATATATGGTAAATATGTTTTTTCATATTCTAATTGTTGACATCCCATAATTTGTTTTCCATTTTCAAATATTTTATGATCTGGTAATAATTCTGTAATAATAGCATCAACTTCACATGCTAATCTTATACTTTCTTTTAATGCTTCTTCTGACATCAAATCTGGTATTTCTTCACATTTACATTTTTTATATAATCTAAAATCTGTTTTTTTCATTACGGCAGTTGCTTCTCTTGAATGTAAAAAATTTTCATTTGATAATTTCATTTCTTTACATATTTTTTTTTTGATTCTATGATATTTTTCTTTTCTTTTTATCATATTATCTTTATGAAATAAACAATCTGGTTTATGTCTTTTTAAATCAAATTTGATAAATACGGAATCAGTATCTCCATATACTGCAGTAGAACCATGATAATGAGTAAGAATAAAATCTTGTGCAAGTTCTAATAATTGTCTTCCAGTTGTTGTAATACAAGCAGCAACTTCTACTTTTCCAATTGGACCAACCGCTGAACCCAATTGTCCATATACTGAATTTGCTGTTACTTTATAAGCTAATTGAAGACCATCTAAAATAGCTTTTTTAAAGTTATCTTTTTCTTTTTTCATTAAAATTTTAGTTTGATTTCTTTTATTTAATAATTTTAATAAAATTTGTGGTAAAACAGCTCTATCTTCTTCTATTATTTTATCATCGTTTTTATCTGGTTGAACATAAAAATATTTTTTAGTAACTCCATCTTCATTCCATTCTACTTTTCTATATTTATCAACTGGCCAATTATATTTTTTAATATATTCATTTAATCTATTTTCATCTATATATGATGATATACATAAATTATGCGAAATCATACTTGATGGATATAGTGATGCAAAATCTAATGCTGATACTGGATAATAATGAATTCCACTTTTTGCAGTTAATACAGTTGCACCTTTAAAATCTCCTCTATCACCTCCTCTATTTTTATGAGGAACAATATAACCTAATTCCGAACACTCTTTTAATACTAATGAATGTACTTTAATTCCTTGCCCCCTTGTAAATATATAATTTAATGGTACCCAACAAGTATTTGCCATACCAATTGAATTTTCAACTACTGATAACTTATTAACTAGCTTATTAACTAATTTACAATCTTGTATACAATATTTTGCAATATCAGTTACTTTTTCAATCTTTCCTTCATTATACCAATTAAATATATCATTCGGTGTAACTGGATTTTTATTCTGACCTAAAAATTTTTCAGCAACATAATCTAATTTATACATAGGTAATTTTTTATTATCCCTTACATACTTTAGTAAGTCAATATTTACTCTTCCTGTAATATTTAAATATTTTAATATATTATCACCCATTGCAGAAGATGATAAACTTTTTACAATATATAATTTTTCTTTATCTAAAAATGCATCAGAATTAATATAACCATTTCCAGTACCAGTTTTAATTCTACTAATATTTAATATATCATCAACTATAATATCACTATTTTTCTTATTAATTAAAAATAAAGCTCTTTCATAAATATATTCATAATCAAATCCCCAAATATTGTATCCAGTAATAATATCTGGATCAACTCTTTTTACTTCTTCACACCATTTAATGATTAAATCTAATTCATCAACACAATTAATTACTTTACAATTATCTATTTTATCACATTTTTTTAAAGATACAATAAAATTATAATCATATTCAGAACCTTTTCCAAATGTTTCAACTGTTGTTCCAATTTGAATTATTTCATCACCATCTCTTGAATATTGTGGAAAACTTCCATCTAAACTAGTACATTCAATATCAAAACTTAATACTTTCATTGGTCCAATTCTATTAACATCTAATTTATTTACATATTTATAATCAACTTCATATTCATAATTACATATTGACATTTTTTCATTTTCATCAGTATATTCTATTATTTTATTACTATCAATTGAAATCCAATTTGATAATTCAATATTTTTTTCATGAAAAAATCTCAAAAATTGTGTAATATTTGATTCATATCTTTGTACATAAACCATTTTATTTCTAATACTTACTTTTTCATCAAAAGTTTTTTTAGTTTGTGTAAATTTTTGTAATGAACTAAATTGTAATTTTAAAAACTTTTTTTTCTCTTTTTGATAATTCTGTAATTCTTTATATTTACATACTTTAATATTAGTTGTCATTCTATCTAATGATTTTTTATATTTTTTACCAATTTCAATTTCTTCATAATCATCAAGTGTAAAATCTTTATTGTAATCTATATAAAAAAATGGTTCGTAATTTTTCACTTTTATACAATATGATTTACTATTTGAATCTATACAAAATAATAGAATAATGTATTTTTTACTAATTTCATCATCATAATCAACAACATCAACTAATTGTAATTCTAACATTTTTTAAATAATCTTAATATAAAATTATAAATCATTTTTAATTTAAAAATATATAAATTAAATATATAATTATTTATGGAAAAAATAGAAGATCTTATTATAGATAATGATTTTGATTATGAATATACTAAAAAATACATAAAAAGAAATTTAATTGAAAATTATAAATATTATAAAGTTGATATTATAAAAAGTAAAAAAAAATATATAAAACTAATTAATAAAATAGATGAAATATTTTTTAAATTAAATGAAGAACAATTCTCTGATTTATTAATATTTTTAAATAAAAATTATCATGAAATTATAAATGATCATTTTTTACATATATGTTTAGAAAAATTAGATTTTATTTTATTAGGTAAATTTAATATTTTTAAAAAAGTCGAAATGATTGATTTATTTAATTCTATTTTTCCAACATTCTCATATGATGATGTAGTAATTGTTAATTTCTTTGAAAATTTTATAAAAAACATTAATAATACAATTTTATTAGATCTTTTTCTAAATACTAAAAATTTAAATCAATGTAAAAAAATTAATAATTGGAATATTATACAAAATTATATTTTATCTCTAGATGATAATAGTAAAAGAGAAACTTATATAATTAAATTAATGAATATTATATCAAGAGAAAATAAAATACAATTTATTGATAGTATTAGAAGAAAAATTTTTGATTCTAAAATAATGTTAAAAATATTAACTAAATTACTTGATCAAGATATTATTGATAATGACAACGAAAATAAATTTATATTTAAAAAAGAAAATAAATTTAAAAGTGTACTTAAAAAAATATTAATTTCTTTCTCTCTAAATGATAATTTAAATTTAGATTTTTTAAATATGTTTAATTTAATTGATTCTAAATTTAATATTCTAGAAGATATTAGTTTTATGAAAATAATTAAGATTGAAACTGTTATAATTAATATATCAAATAATCTCTATGATAAATCATATAAAAAACTTAATAATAACGATGATAAAAAAAAATATATTATTAACATATTTTATCTTGTTAAATTTATTAAATTATTAGAATTAAAAGTAAGTAACAATAATATAGATTTTAAAAAATTAAAAAAATCTATATTTAAAGATATTTATAATGTTATATATTATTACGAAGAAATATATCATTTTAAAATATTTAATTTAGAAGAAATTAATTATAATCATATTTTTGATAATAAAAAACAAATAATTCAATATATTTTATTATTAAATTTAATAATTGATAAAGATGAATTACGTGGAATTAAATATATTTTTGATGATATAAATGAAAAAAGTAGATTGATTTTCGATAAAGTTCAACTTATTAAATATATATATATGAACAAAAAAACAAAGGACAATCATATATTTAAAAAAATAATAGAATATCTTAAATCAATTATCAATAAACAATATAAAGTTTTTTTCTTTGAAAAAAAACTTATTACTTATAATAACTTTATTGATAAAATTTTTTATGACTTTCAAATTTTTGATAATGTTGAAGAAATATTTTTAGAATATGAAGATAAATATAAAGAATCAGATCTTTCATTATTTGATAATATTAGTTTAACTATCGATCCTGGTTATATAGATAGATTTAAAAAAAATGTAGAAACTACTATGAATATTATAAATATCAATTATGATATATCTAAAGATATAATTAAAACTACAAAAGAAGTTTTATATGATTGTCAATATTTAGATTTAGAATCAATCAAAGAAATTGAAAAAAGATATAAATATCTATATTCAAAAACTGAAAACAATTATGAAAAAGATGTTGATAATAATGATACAATTTTTTAATAATATATATTTAATAATAAATATAAAAATACACTTCCTATTAAACATTGTATCACAAATGGAAATAATGTTTTATTTTTTCCTATTCCAAATTCTTTTTTATTATCATTATTAAACATTATTTCTGGTTTTAACATATTAACAATTATTAAACTTAATATATATACTAAAATACTATATTGTAATGGTTTATTATCATATAGTTTTAATAAAAAAAACATAATATATATATAATCTACATATTAATATTAAAAAATTTTTCATTACTAACTTCTTGTAAGGAATTTATAAAATAATCAAGTTTTTTATATACATTTTCACTTTTAAAATTTCTACTTTTAATAATTTCATGTATTGGTATATCTAATGTTTTTAAATAACATCTTCTAATTACATCTTTATATAAACTACTATTAAATGTTATATTATTCTCTAATTTGATACTATATAAATATTTTATCGTCTTAACTTCTATTTTATCATAATTGAAATATCTTTTATTATATTTATATTTATCTATTGAAAATTTTATCAATAGTTTTTTATCAAAATAATTATATACTTTAATATTTTTAACTTGTTTATATGTTGATAAAACCTTGAATCTTTTTAATGATAATACTTCTGTTTCATATTCCATTGATTTTTTATAATCAAAAATTATATTAATTAAATACTTTTCTCTTACTAAATTATAAAATATATCATATAATTGTTTTTTTTCCTTTTTATTATCATGTTGACTTTCATAAAATTTTGAACAGTAATTACAATACATTATTTGAGTTAAATTATTAGTTAATTTAAATATTACTTTATTATTATTTTTATTTCAATTTTATTATTTTTTAATTATATAATATGATAAATAAAATAATAATTTCTATTTTTATAATTCTTTTTACTTATATCTTATACTATACTTATTATAGTAATTTAAGAATAAGTATAACTGACGCAAATAATATAATTGATAATCATAATGTTAAAATAATTGATGTTCGAAGTTATTTTGAATGGAATATAGGTCATCATAGAAATTCAGTTCACATTCCTTCTAATAATATTAATATGATAAATTTATCAAAAAATAATATAAATTTCAATGATAAAATTATAGTTTACTGTAATACTGGTCAAAGGGCAAGAAATGCAGCAGAAAAAATATATAATTTAGGATTTAAAAATGTAAAATATATTGTTGAACCATATATATTTTTAAATTAAAAATTACTAAGAAATTTATTAAACTCTAAAGTAAAAAATGATATATTAGTTTTTTCAACTAGAATAATTAATAGATTCGGTGGTTGTATTTTCTTCTAAATTAAAATTGATTTTATTAATATTTATAACAAAAAGATTAATAGTATTGATCCAAGATTATTAAACTTTTATTTAACTTTCATTTGTTCTAAAATCTTTCATTTCAAACTCATTATGTCTAAACCTTTACGTTTTATGACCAGAAAAGAACTCATTCAAGTTTGTAAGGATGAGGGAATTACTGGTTATTCCAAATATAAAAAGGTAGACCTCATCACCAAAATTAATAGACATCTTAACAATAAAAAATATAAAAGTTATCATGAAGATGAAAATATTTTCTGTCATCCAGATATCATTAATGAAATAATGTCATTCGTAAAAACAGATATTGTTGAATATCGTCGTAATATTTATAATGAAAATATGAAAAGACAATATGACCTCAGTTATGATGTCAAAAGCATTTTAGATAGTTTCGTTGGACTACGAGATGGTCATTATAATAGTTTTATAAACGCAATATATACTAGTTTTTATTATAATAATAAAGATGGTCGATATCAATATTGGACAGAAAGTATTAGACGTTTATCTTTTGAAAATAATCTACATAGTAATGAAATTATAGATAAATTTGGAACTAATATGATTGAAAAAGTAAATAATCATTTTCTAATTGATATATCTTCTGTTAATAAAATGAAAAAAAAACAATTATTGAAAATTAAAAAAGTATATCTCATTGAAGAGATTACTTCATCTATGAAAGTTAGTGAAATGAAAAAAATTATAAATAAAGTCTTTGTTGAAATGAATGTTTAATATTATATTTCTTTTTTTTTTATATTTTTTTGTTATGGACTTAAAAATTAGGTATTTATATGAATTATTTTAATATAATATTATATATTTGTTGATATAAACTACCAATTGATATATATATTTTTAAATTAAAAATTACTTATAATATATTATATAATGAAGAATATAACATTAATTCCACAAAGAATTGGGCAAAAAAAATTAGGAATTGAAAAAACTCCAAATATCATTAAACAAAAATTATTAAATTATAATAATTTGAAATTTCATAATATTAATTTATCAAATAATTATAATAATTTTTTTTCTGATATGAAATATATTTATAATGTTAATTCTACTAATTTAGTTAATAATAAGTTAAATATTAATATAGGAGGTGATCATTCTATATCTATAGGTACTGTAGCAGCATCAATTGAAAAATATAAAGAAGATTTATTAGTATTTTGGATTGACGCTCATGCAGATATTAATTCATATGAAAGTAGTATAACTAAAAATTTTCATGGAATGCCTTTGCATTATTTAACTAATTGTAAAGACTATACATATGAAAGTTGGTTATTTGATAATCAATTAAATTATGATAAATTATTTTATTTTGGTATTAGAGATATAGATAATTATGAAAATGATATTATAGAAAAAAATAAAATATTTAATTTTTCTATTCAAAAATATAATAAAATTAATAATTTTAATGATCATTTTAATCATATAAAAAATATTATCAAAAATAAAAAAATACATCTTTCTATTGATGTTGATGGTATCGATCCATCTTTTATTCAATGTACTGGTACACCTGTAAAAAATGGTTTACATATAAATTATGTTTTAAATTTAATAAATGTATTAAAAAATAATATTGTAAATATTGATTTCGTTGAATTAAATTTAGATTTAGAACAAAATTTTAAAGAAAATAGTTTAAAACATTCTCTTATGATCATTAATAAATTAATAAAATAGATTTATTTAATATTTAAATATTAAATAAGTCCATAATTAAATATATTTTTTAAAAAAATATAATATTTTCAACAGATAATTAATAAAATTCTTTTAATGTTGATAAATCTAATTTCTTTCTTTTATCAACTGAAATCAAATATCTATATGAATTCATTGTAACTTCTCCAAATCTAAAATCCCAATATCTAAGACCTACTACAACAATACCGCGTAATACTTGTTTTTTAATATTATTATATAAATTATTATTAGTTTTATAATAGTTAAATTCTAATACTTCTTTATTACAATTTGAATAGATTACAATATTATGATCTTTTTTATAAAATACTGCCTCTGCATTAACTACGATACTCTTTGGATACTTATAAGTATATACTGATTTTAATTTTCCATTATCAATAATATAATTAATATTAACTTCATCAAGAAGTTGTTTTAATATTTTTTGTTTATTTTGATAAACTTTATAATCTCCTTTATATTCCTCAATAATTTCCGTTATACCTATTTCTCCTACAATTGATGTAATATAATCAGTCATATTATCAACTAAAAAATATTTTATTATAAATTTCTATGATTAAAATTTTATTATCAACTAAAAAATATTTTATTATAAATATTTATGATTTCAATTTTATTAATAAAATAAATAATTTTTTATATGATTAAAAGTATAATATAAAGTAATTAATAAGTTTAGTAAATTATAATAATATTCTACTTTATCATATCTTATAATTTCAGATAATGTATAACCTTGATTATTTATATATAAAAATTTTTCTGTTTTATTTATAAATTCTGTATTGGTTTTATTTATTTCATATTTATATATTTTATAGTTTTGTAATATAATATTTGATTTTTTATATAATTCATCTACTATTTCATATGAATTCATTTCTTTATTCTTTGACCACATATGTGATATAACTCCTGTTACAAAAGGTGTTGCCATCGAAGTTCCTGACAAATATTTATATGAATTATTTAAATATGATGATATTATATTATGACCAGGTGCATATATATTAACACAATTACCATAATTTGAAAAATATGCTTTATTATCATTTAAATCTGTTGCACCTACTGTCACTGCAAAATAAGCAGCAGCTGGTGTATAATTACATGCATTATCATTAGAATTACCTGCTGCTACTACAACTACTATATTATTCATCATCATATCTTTTATTATATCATTGTATATTTGTTGATATATACCACCAAGTGACATATTCACTACACATTTTTTTTTTTTATTTGAACATCTTTTTAATACTTCATACATTGCTTCTATTATTGTTATAGTTGATCCTACTCCTGTTGCATCAAAAACTTTAATTCCATATATTTTAACATTACTTGCAACTCCATAATATAATCCTCCAATTATTCCTGCTACATGTGTTCCATGACCATTATAATCAATCATATCATTATCTTTTGTAAAATCTTTTATCATTTGAGAATTATGTTTTAATATTTCATGTGTTGTCTCTATTCCACTATCAATAATATATACTTCTATTCCATCCCCTGTATTTCTATTATGATATATATCATCTAGTATATTATTATGTTGATTTATTCTATCTAAACCCCATCTGTTATATCCTATATCATTTTTATATAAATACATTTTTTCATCTTTTATATAATTTTTTAATTCCGTATTATTATATTCATTTTCTTCTAATATTACACCATAAAAATTATTAAAATTATAAATTTCTTTTTTTACTATATTTTTAAAATCTAATGGATTACTAGAATAATAAAATCTTTTTTTACATAATACAATCTTAAATAGTAAAAAATTTAATATAATCTTATACATTTATTTAAATATATTTTTTTTTACTTATTCTATTTTAAAAAGTATTAAAAAAAAAATAATATAATTATATATATACATTAAAATATGAATATTGATAAAACAAATATGAAAAAACCTCAGTTAAAATTATTTGATTTTTTAGAAAAACTAAATCTTAATATTGATTTAAATTGTTTTTTAAAATTTAAAAATATGACTGATTTCAAAAAAACTTTTAATCGAATTTATAAAGATAAAGATGAATTTGAGTGCGATGAATATAATTTAAATTTAGATCAAATTAAAAAAATAGTTGATAACTTTGAAGAAAAACCAGTTAAAAAAACTAAAAAAACTAAAAAATCAATTAATATTAAGAAAAAAACTCCATTACCATCAAATTTAGATACTGATGTAAGTGGTTTTGAAGATATGGTTCCATCAAAACAAAAAACACAAAATAATAAAATATCTAAAAAGAAATCAAAAAAATCAAATAAATCAAAAAATTTAACAAAAGAAGAATGTGATGATATTAATAAACAAAAAAAAAATAATAAAAATAATAAAATAAAAGATCCAAAAACAGGTAGGGAAATAAAATATAAAAATAAAGATGGTTCTATTACAAAAAAAGTTAAAGATTTAGATGAAGAATGTAAAAAATATGAAAAAAAATCTATTAAAAAAATAAAAACAAAAAATATATCATTAGATATTGATGAAGATGAATGTAAAGTAGATAATGATTGTAAATCTAATTGTTGTATTAATAATAAATGTGTTGATGGAAAAATATGTAAAAAATTAAAACAAGATGAACAAATTTTATTCATTTTAAAAGATTTAATTGTAGATTTAGAAAATTTTACAATTAGAATAGATGAATCGAATGTTGAATTCAAAAAAAGAAAAAATGATTTCATAAATTATGTAGAAAAACAATTACAATTATTAAAAAGAGATATGTATTATGATGATGAAAAAGATGAAGAAAAAATGTATAATAACTTAGTAAAAACTTTTAATAATTTTAAAAAAGATATGAAAAGTCCAAAGAAAGAAAGTTCAAAAAAAGAAAGTCCAAAAAAAGAAAGTCCAAAGAAAATTACTCCAAAAAAAGAAAGTCCAAAGAAAATTACTCCAAAAGAATTTGAAAAAATAAAAATACAAGTAGAAAGAAATGAATTAACTAAAGATGACTATAATACAATACTAAAAAAATTAAATTTAAAAACTCAAAAAGATTATTTAAAAGAAATATTATTAATTGGTCTTAAAAATATTTAAAATTTATTTTAAAATATTAAAAAAAAATGATTAAAAATTTATATAATATAAATAAAATTATAATCAAACAAAAAATATTATTTTTAAATAGTAAAATAAATAAATATAATTATTTTATTAATAAAAATTTAGTATTAAATAAATATAATGTATGTATTACTAAACCTAAAAATATAAAAAAAAATAAAAAAAATAATTTAATGTTTTAATTTATTTAATATATATCTTTGATTTTGTTTTATCTCAGATATATCTTTTGTAATTTCTTTTATACAATTCATATTTATAGCAATTAATTGTTCAAAATTAATAGTTCTAAAATTATCTACTTTTTTACCATAAATAAAGATTTCATCATTCTTTTTTAATTCTCTATCTATTATTATTATATTATTATTTTTCATTTTTATAATTGAATTGAAAATTTCTCCATTTAATTCTATTTTTAATATATCATTTTTTTCAATATCATAATCAGAATCTAGATGTATTTTATTATCTTCTATTATTTTAAATTTTTTGAATATATTTGGAATAAATTTTTTTGAATAATTTACTAAATTATGATTTAATTTTTCTAAATCTTGTGCTATAAAACCTATTTTTTTAGATGTACCATAATTAAATTTATCAATATAATCATATTCATATATATCTAAATTATTTATAAATTCTAAATCATCATTTACATCTCTTGTTTTTAATATATTTTTAACTCTTTTATCTGATATAGCATTAAATTCACTTGCTGCTATTTTTCCAGACGCATATAATGAGTATGAATTTGTAACATTTGTTTTCCCTAATTTAACTTTATCTGAATCGATTTTGTTATAATTATATGCATTTAATGATACTGATCCAAAATCACCATTTATTTCCATTTTTCCATTTTCTATATTACTTGTTCCAATACCTACATTTCCAATAGAATCAATTATCATCTGTTCATTGCCATTGGTATAAAATTTTAGTTCATCATTATCATCACCTGGATTAGTTTCTGCAGTTATATAAGTATCTTGATCTTGATCTTTAATCTCACCACCCAATGAACCCCAATAAGAACCATTATAACATTCAAATGATGATAAATCTGTATTATATCTTATACCACCAGTTATACCAATTCTTTCAGATGTATTTCCAACTGGAATAACTAATTCATCATTTGATGAAATATGTAATGATGATAATGGATTATCTAGTCCAATTCCAACTTTTCCATTAACTTCTAAATTATCGGTTACTTTTAGTTTACCATCTATATATACACCAGTACTATAATTTAATCCATATTCTCTATATTCTTTTCCATAAATTTTAAATTCTTGTATTTTCAATGCTCTATTGGCTGTATTTGTAGGATATGATATATCATAGTTTCCAACTCTTGTAACAATCAATGCAATATAATTATATAATTTTTCTGTGTATATTCCATTTTCTATAAAACTATAATTACTAGAATTAAAATATTCATTTGTTCTATCATCTAATATATCCCATGATGATTTATCAATTGATCCTAAAATTTTATAATCTCTTGGTGAAAAATATTCAGAATCATACAAATTATTATATATTCTATATACATGTGGAATAATATTAGTTGGCATTTTTAATATTATATATTCACCATTTATTCCAGATAAGGAACTATTCCCAATATAATCACCTGTAAGTCGATCATATGTATCTTTTGTTCTATAATAATAATTTTGATCTAACACCTTATTAAACATGTAACTTCCTAAACTACTCGAAAAGAAAAATGGATTAAATCCTGAATAATATATTTCATAAATCCCTGAACCATATGGAACATCACTATCTAATAATTCACCAATTTCTTTAGTTTCTCCATTAGAATTTAATTTAAGACTTTTAATGTTTAATCTATTAGGTGGATATTCTCTTATATTTGTTTTTACATTAATATCAAAAATTTCTTCACTATCTAAGTAAAGTTTTCCTCTTATATTTAAATCACCATCTACATCTAAATTAAATGCGGGATTAGTTATACCAATACCAACTTTATCTTCATTCGTAAAAATATTATGAAATTTATAACTTAAATCAAAAAACATTTCTAATTCACTTATTATAAATTTATTTGAACTTGTATAATTTTCAGAATTATCTCTTCCACCAACCTTTGTAATTATAAATGTATAATATCTATAAGAGTTAGTATTTGTTATATTAAATTCTTGTGATGTATAAATATCATTATTTATTGTCCATATAATATCTTCTATATTATCAATATTTGTCCAATTTATAGTATCATTTGAACCATAAATTTTTATATATTTTGGATTATTATTTTCTATAAATTTATTTAAAACTTTTAGATTAATATTTTTTAATATATGACTTTCTGGTAATTCAATTTGAATCCATTCTCCAAAACTTCCTAAATTTTTAAAATTATTTGTACCTTCATAAATTCCAGTTGTACTATTATATTTTGAATCTGATGCAAAATATGTTTCATTATAACCATCTAATATATTATATAAAGTCAATGAATTTTGTAATGACGAAGATGTTATGTTATATAACCCTCCACCATATGGGACAGTTAATATTTCTGAATTATTAGTTAATGGTCTAGATGGTAATTTTCTAATTACATTAACTAAATCATTACTTACATCAAGATTATTATTATAAAGTGATAAATTAGTTGTTATACCAATTAAATTTTTATTAATATCTATCATATCATCAAATAATATACTTCCTGTAATATTTATATTATCATCTATATTAATATCACCTTTTATATTAATATCACCTGTTATATTAATATCACCTACATTATTTTGATTTCCAGTAATATATAAATCATTTGAAAAAAAACTATTACCTGAAACATTTAGTTCATCTAAAGAACCTAAAATTTGTAAAGATGATTCTGTTACTGATAACCCTAATCTATTTTTCTCTAATACTAATAAATCATTAATATAATATCCAGATTCTAAATTTATATTCCCTGATATATCTAAGTTATATTGAGGATTTTGAGTACCAATACCTACATACTCAAATTTAGAATATATTTGATTACTTGGATCATTTCCTAAACCCCATCTAACAAAATCTTCAAAATTAGTTTGATTAAAATTATCTTCTCCTCCTATGATAATACTCCCTCTTACGTCTAAATTATTATTTATTTTAGAACTACCATCTACTTCTAAAGCTTGTGATGGTACTTGTGTATTTATTCCTATCTTATTATTATTTAAATATAATACATCACTTACATTTAATGAACCATTTAATATACTATTTCCAGTAATTAATAAATCATTATTTATTGTAGCATTATTTGATATTATTAAATTATTTCCAATTATATTATTTAATATATTTAAATCACTTAAATTCATTTGACCACTTACATTTATATTCGAATTTGTATCTAAATTTAAATCAGTATTTGATAAATTTAATTGACCATTTGTTATATTTAATTCATTACTAATGTTTAAATTATTATTAATGTTTAAATTATTATTAATGTTCACATTTGTAACATTAATTAATAATGAATCTACTTCTTGTAATGTAATTTTATTTACTTCAAATGTACTATCATCTCTTATTAATGATGATGCTGAATGTGGACCAACACCTAATTGAATTGACATAATAAAACTATATAATATTTAGTGTTATTTTTTTAATTAAATTAAAAATAACTATATATTTTTTACTATAATATAAATGGATATTGATAAAATAGCTTTAAAAATTTTTAGTGAGAAACCAAAACCTAAATTTACAATTCAATTAAATATTGATATTAATTCTGATATTAATCAACAATTTGAAATTATAGCATTGATATTCTTACGTGGTATAAATGAAAAAATTAATAATGAATATTTAAATATAGACAATGTAAAAGAATTAAAAAAAATAATACAAAAACAATTATTTTTATTAAAAATATATTTTAATAGCTTCGCACTAGATTTTAAATTTTCTAATTTAGAAAAAAAAAATTGCACTAAATATAATTTTTCAAATTCACCTTATTTTTATAACAAAAATAAATATAATTTTGATTTTTGTTTTTTAAAAAATATCTATAGAAAAGGTAGATTATTTGAAACTTCTTATAATTATAATACTAAAAGTAATTCACTAAATGAAATTTTTACTATTATAAAAATTAAAAATCATTATTTTAAAATTTCTTTCGATTTTTTAAAAAATTAAAATAATTATATAATATATAATTTTATAATGTCTATTGAAACTGAACATTTAATTGAAAATAAAGATGTTTTTTGGTTTAATGATTTTTCTATTATATTTGAAAAAGATAAATTAATCATTGAGGGAAACCTAATTTTTGCAAATAATGAAAAAAACTTCACTCCTTTAAAAAGTATATTATTTAGGTCTTTTCTTCTATTTTTATATATTTTTCCAAAATT